GGAATTGTCACGGTCCCCGTGTAAAAAGGGAACCCTGCCAAATACTCCATTTGAAAACAAGCAGGAATATAAAAAGGGGAAGATAACCCCCCCAACCCTACAATAACAGGTAGCCCGCCCGCTAAAAGATAACTACTCGCCCCTTCTGTTGTCGGTACAATATGCACCTGCCCCGCTATACCTTCAGTAATCATAGCCCAAGAAGGCGGTAAGTCTGCCTTTGTTGAACTATTACCGTATAGTATAGAAAGCTTTTCAACGTTCACAAGGGGACGGTGTCTTGTCCTGATAGGGTACCACCCACCCACGGCATCAGGTTCTTTGTCGTGCCGTTCTTGGATGACTTGGGGTTCAAAGAGTAGGCCCAATTCATCGGCTAAAGCCTTAGAAGCTTGTTCTATAGAGTCAGTAAATATTCTCTCAGGGTAAGGGCTCCCGTCATCTAGTGTTAAGTCTACCCCTAAAAGGAAGGTATCCTTAAGCCATTGAGAATTATAACCTCTTGTTTCTAGAGAACTCATTTATTTATAGCCTTCTTTGGGCGGCCCCTTTTCCGCTTAGGCTTATTTGTATTAGTCTCTTCTTCTACCGGTTTTTCTTCGTTGGGGGTCTCTTCTACAAAACTCCATAAAATAGAGCCCTTCATTTTCTTAAGAGTGTCAGGGTCTATTTCAGAAACAACAACACCATCTTTTAAAGTCAGTATCTGGCCACCAACGACCACACCCTCACTTAAATTTTGATAAAATGTCCACATAGAAGAAACCCCCTAAGAAGATTAAACGTGCAAGCCTAAAAGGGCTTGGTCGTTCACGTTGTTAAGACCGCTTGAAGAATTCGTTCCTGCGTTACGAATAGCGAACATCTTAGTAGGTAGTTTAACCGCAGGACTACCGAACATCATAAGAAGGAACGGGTGAGTAGTGCGGACCTGTGCAAGCGGGCGACGAATCAAGCTCAACATTTGGAAATACTCCATGTAATCAGGTGCCGAGTTAATGAAGAGGATGTCACTTCCTCCCGCTATCTTGATATTCTTATCACTAAAGGTTGTGGTAGCTCCTGCGTTGGCAATCTCACCAACAAGAAGCGCACCATCAGCACTTGCAGCACCTACAGCACTACGGTAGATCTTATAGTATTTTACAGTCAGTAAAGAGTCCGCTTGTGCAATCTCAATTTGAACTTCGTCACCTGCTGCTACAGCTACAGCCCCCGTATCAACAGACAAGCCAACGCCCGCGGGTCCTACAGGAACAATTCTATAACGGTAAGCCCCTGCGTCATTAGCCCCAAACTTACTATCATTATGGGCGGGTGTAGTTGTTTGGTTAATTGTAGGGGTGACTACTGAACCGTCACCGTACACAAAACTAGTAGCTGTAGGCGGTGCAATTCTGTCATGTCTTTCGAGGAAAGGACAAGCGACCACAGGAACAGAACCATAGGGGCCCGTAATGGAAAGCTGAGAAGCTCCAAAAGTCAAAGATTGACCATTCACTTGGATTTGGTCGTGTCGGCCTGCGTGTACTGTTTGCTTAATGAGTTCACTTAGAATTCTAGGAGTAACTAGAATGTGAGAAACCATACCGTAGAAAGGCGCACTGTATAACGTGCCTAAAATCTCAGCTAGATAAACAGCACTAGGGGCGTTCCCTCTCAGGTCAGCAACGTTACCACCGTCTGAAATCTGTTTGATTAAGCCGTCCCAAGAAAGATCATTAACAGAACTATCTCCATGGAATAGCTCTTTCTCCATTCGTCTAAGAAGGGCTTCTGTACCTCTTCGGGTCTCTTCTGCGATAGCGTCAGGTGAAGGCCCTACAAGATTCACAAAAGAAGCTACATCTGTAACCTCTCGCTTCTCAGCTAGGTATTTAATAGAGACCGCTACTTTTTCATAAGTAGAACGGTTAAGAGGGGCTACACCGCCTTCTTGAATAAAGGGGGACAATTCAGCACCGTGTCGAAGGACTCGGTTATACTCTACAACTGTATTATTAACAGGAGTCTTTGAGAGCATAGGCCAAAGCTTTAAGTCTGACATTGAAGACGTAGCAATACTTAGAGTTTGCTGTAGCTGCTGAGGGACTAAGGGGCTAAGATTGCTGTTAGCTGGCGTAAGTGGAGTTTGGTAACCTACTTCGCCTTTTCTCAATTGGCCCATTAGATTAGACATTTCTGTTGATGATGGTACACCTTGCATATTTAAAACCTATCTTTCTTTATTATTTTAGATTGAAGCGATTAGCTACAGTTTGAGGGTCTGCCCCGCTTTCAAGTAAAGCGGTGGCTTGCATGAGTTCACTAGCCCTATCAGGGGCAGCCGCTAAAGTATTAGTTAAGACTTCAAAAAGGGCTTCTCTACTAGTTCCCTGTACTTCTTCATTAGGGCTAGGAATCACATCTAGACTCTTAGCTAAAGGCGTTGTTTTACGGGGTTGAATGTCACGTAATTTAGTCACTTCTAGACGTAGGCTTTTCACTAGTTCTAAAACTCCCGTTAAACCTTTCGCTAGTGCTTCGTTTTGGGCTCTTTGTTCCGTGAGTAAGTCATCTAAAGCGGGGGCGATTGCTTCCGCTAGTCCTGCCTCCGCCTGACTACGTGCCTTCTCTAGTCTTTCAAATTGGCGGTCTTCTGCTTCTTGTTGAATCAGGGCCACCTCTTCAAGTACCTCTAGACTTTTACTTAGCTTGTTGTCTGCGTCACTGTCAGCTTGGTAAGAAGCGGCTCTCTTTCTCGCTTCTTCAGGAGAGACCCCCGCATTTTCTAACATTTCAATTAGTTTAAGTTCACTCATTTGTTAAAACTCTCTTGTATCGAAGTAGCTAGTTTGTTGATCTGATCTAAACTAGCAAAGGGAAATATTTTTTTAATAGCGTAGATTATACGTTTTTTAGTATCAGCCTGCAAAACTTCAGCGTCTGCAACGCTGACCAATTTGTCTAGTTCCTGAGGAATGAGACTATTCAAGCCACTTGTAGAACTGCCTGTTTGGTACCCTACAACACCTTTAAGTAGACTCTTTACTAGTGTCAAACTCGTCTGAGGATTTACGGGGCTTGTAGTGATAGCACAATTTAACACTTTGGCTTTGCTCACGATGTGGGGGTTATAGGGGTCTCTCTCTAGCACTTGACCCTCTACAGAAAAGCCTATCCTCCGGGGCTTCCCTGCTTTTTCAAAGGTTTTAGCTAGGGTTAAAATCTCCCTCGCTTTAGGTTGGTCTAGTAACAAAACCCCCTCTATTGTGGTCTTCCCCCGTCCTTTTTTTACTTTGGTGGGGTACCCTAAAACATTAGAAGCCCCGTGTTTATGTTCATAATTGAAGACCCCGCTTTTTTCAAAGTGGCTAAAGTCTAAACCCTTTTGTTTCACTATCTCCCCCTGAAGGTCCACGTCTTCAGTAGATATCACTCCCGCTATCTTAGCGGTGTTTTCCCCTTCTTTTTCCGCTTTAATCAAGTCAATGATCATATCACACCTCAACCCCCGCTTGGCGGTGTACTTCGTTTATCTTGGGCTTGGGTAGATTATAACACACAACAAAGAGAGAAGAGAAGAGTCTTTAAATAGCTGCACGGGCTTCTTCTTCTGTAGGGTAAGGACCAAAGCCCTTTACTCTTGTGGGGAGTTCGGGAAACTCTCCCTCTTGCACAGGCCACCAATACCAAGCCCCTTCTATCTCATAAGTGATAAAAGCGGCCCCTTTGTCTTCGTGCCAAAAATAAAAAAACTCGTATGAAATATTATCTGGCATACTAAACCTTTTTAATCCTACCTAAGCGGTCCGCTTTTTGTTCGGGGCTTAGTCCCACTACATCACACCTACAATTTGGGTGTACGGGGAAGGCTGTAGCTTTCCAATTACGCCTTTTTCTCCCCACGTTTGAACCGTTAGCCGCTAACTCTAAAACACCAAAAATGTAAGGTTCGCTTGTTTTGGGGTCTATAAACAATTCAAGACAATGCTTACAAGCCCCGCTTTCAGGTATGCGAGCCACACGGGCCCCCTCTCCGTATAAGTCAACCGCTTGATATATCTGCCCTTCATTATGAACGGCTTGAATTTCAGTCTCCGCTATTCTTTCAAAATTGCGGGCCATATCTTTAGTTCTTTGTCTAAGCCTACGCCCTACCTCTTCAGCTTTTGCTTTTGTTAAAACTGCTGTAGCCACCTCTTCACGTATGATTTCAAGTTTTGTTCTTCTTCTTATAGGGTCGGGTGATCGTAGTAAGTTTTCACCGTCCCATTCTTCAAATAAATCAGCCCTAAACTCATCTACATAACTAGCCCCTAACCCTCTAATATACCCCCCTGATACTTGAAAGGCTGAAACTAACCCCGCCTTTTCTGCTTGTCCAAAAGAAGGGGGGAAAGCCCTTTCATTTGGGGCCACGGGGGCCAAGGGGGGAAGAGGACGGTCTAAAAGGGGATATCTGGCCCCCTCTTGTCTTCTCTCTTCCCTTTTGCCCTGAAGGATATTTTCTTGTCTCCATCTATCAATATCCCACTCTCTCATTTTTTCCTTCAAGGAACTGTCCGCTTCTGCGTAGGGACTACCTAGCCGTCTAATAAACAAGATAGGGTTTAAAGGTTCACTTTCGTCTCTCTGTAAATCTAAGCCGTTCAATTGGCTAGTGTTGATTAGACCACGGGCAAAAAGTTCTTCTACTCTCTCCCTGTCTAGTCCTGCAAAGCGGGCCCCAAAAAGAGATATTAAAAGAGCGTCAAAATGGGCTTCTATAATTTCCCGTCCTCTAGTCTCAGCGTCTAACAGTAACATATTTAATTCCCCTTATCGTATCGGTCCATTTTGGCTTTAACCCGTTTAGCCCACGCCCGCCCCTCATCACCCCCCCAAAGCAACCAAGCTATTTTACCCGCTGAAGGCTCCCCCTTTTTATTCACCCCGTCTTTGTGCTTTTCGTGCCTAGCAAAGAAAGCAATCATTCTTTTTATCGTGGAAGGGTCTAGATTTTCCCTTTGTTTTAAATCAACGGCCCTTTGAACCCCTGAACCTATACCTAACCGCCCCGCTTCTCTAGTGCTTAAACCGCCCCGCTTATACTGCCGTCTTAGTTCTAGCCCCTTTTCAGCCTGTTTAGCTACGTTTAAGGGCGGTTTAAACCATTCTTTAGGGTAACCATCCGATTTCTTTAAAGGCTGAGGGAAAAGGGCGTTTAAGTCTTTTTCTAAAGAAGTCATCTGGTCGATGAAAACCTTTTTCATTGCTTGCGCTACTTCTTTAACTACCGCTACCTCTCCCTTGAACCCCTTGTTCAAGTTGGCTTTTATCAGGTTTAAAGCTTCTGTTACTGTCTCGCCCTCCCCTAAGACAATAGACCCCTGAACGTTCCCAAGGTCTATCTTTTTCTCTTTGCCCGCTTGTCCTAACATTTGGCGGGTTATTTCCCATTGAACAAGGGGGTTCTTCAAGGCTTCGATGTTCCCTTTTACCTTAATCTTCATATTAGCCCCCTCTCAAAGTCGCTTAATGCTTTTAAAGCCTGCATAGAGTACCCCATTTTATCAAAAACTTGTTTATGCGCTTGTCTGATTCTCTTGTTGGCTGTCGTTTCTATTATAGCAATATCACCTTGAGAGTTTAAGCCCGTTGCTGAACCGCTTTGTAAAAGCTTGCGGGCTATGGCTTTATTCTTTGCTTCTTCTATCCTTGAACCGCTAGGGCGTAAAACATAAACGTGTCTTCTTTGCCCCTGACGATATACCCTCGCTGTAGTTTGGGCCAAAGTATCAGGGGCCCAAGGGGTTGAAAGGTGACAAACCATACTAGCCCTTTTTTGTAAGTTCGCCCCCGTCTCCAAGCTTCTAGACTGCCCTAGAAGTACATCACAGCCCCCTTCGTTCAACTCTTGAATTAGTCGGGCTCTCTCTGCGGGGGAAGTGTCCCCTTTATATTGTTTTATCAGGGAAGGGTTCACCCCTCTTTTGATTAGTGCTTTCTCTAGTATAGAAAGACCTAAAAGATGTTCACAAAATGCGACAACAGCCAACCCTTCAGAGTTTAAGAAATTATAAATATGGTCAGCTATAAATTTAACTTTTGGGCTTTCATAGTCCGGGTAAGTTAAACTAAAAGTAGGGCTAAAAAGAGACGGGCTGATAGAAATCTGTTCTACCCTAACCCCCAAGGCTTGGGGGCTTGCTGTTGCTCCCTCCCCCGCTATTTGAAAGATAAGCCCGTTTTCCCCTCTCAGGTTGGACTCATGTAAAGACGAATTAACTAGTCTTTCTTCTGTCGCTGTATACAAGGCTTTTAATACCTCCCTTTGTAGTGGATCAAGGGGGATGTAAGGGGCTATATCTGTCCTTTGTGGTAGTTCTAAGTTTACATCTTCATCAAGTGAAGAAATCGCTAGAAAAGATTCCTTCAGGGCTGCCCTTAACTCTTTTATCTTATCCACCCTTAAGGGCCCTGCTTTGTATGTTTTCCCTTTCACACTATCCCATTGGTCTAGCTCCCTGTAGGTGTAACGGGTCGCAAACTCAGATTTTTCTCCTAAAGAACTAGGGTTTACTCTTTCAACTAGATGGTACAAATCCCCTATTGTGTTAGGTTGTGGTGTACCTGTTAGGGCTAAAACACGGCTATAAAGCGGGCTTAACTGCCCTATTGTTAAACCTATTTTACTGTCTTCTGTTTTTGCTTTATGCGCTTCGTCTATGATTAAAGCAGTAGACGCGCCTTTTTCCTTAGCTAAAACACTAAAATAGAAATGGTCAATAACTAAAGTCTGGGGGGTCGTTATGATTAAAGGTAGCTGTCCCTTATAGAAAGAATCATAGAGGGTTTTTCTTTTATCCAAAGTTAAACCCGCTACAACTTTAAAAGGAGTCTGTGTAAACTTCTCTAAATGCTCTATCCAAGAAGAGAAGGCTGATTTGGGGGCTACTACTGTAACACGGTCTAAAACCCCTTCTGTGTTCAAAATATGAGCCCAAGAAAGCCCTATAAGGGTTTTTCCTAGCCCCATTTCTAAAGCGAGGACTGCACGGGGGCGGGAAAGGGCAAAATGCAAGGCTCTATTTTGGTAGGTATGAAAAGAGAAACCTCTCATGTTTTCAGGGGTGGGAAAAGGTGGAAACGTTTCTACCTTTTCTTTTTCAAAAGTGGGTTGATCTATAAGATACGTTTGAAGCTGTTGTCTTTCTCCGTCAGTCATCCCCGCCCATAGATCAGTCAACCGCCTAATTAAAGCCGCTACTTTCTCTTCTTCCCACGTTGCCAAGGGCTCACCCCGCCCCGCTTTCTTCAGTAAAGCTATATTTTTGGGGGCCGCTTTGTAGCTAAAACCTAGAACTCTATATAAGCCAAGTGACACAAGGTTGTCCTTGTCGGCTGTCAGAAGGGCTCTTTCGTTTAGACTCGTGAATAAAGGCGGTATCATTTAATAAACATCGTGTTTTATAAGGATGCCAATTACACAACCT